GAATTTTTTATATCATCTAATTCCCAAGTTTCAAGTTGATTTGTTTCTAAAATTGTCACTTTTTTAAGTAAGTCTTGCCACTCCCATTTCATTAGTTCATAGGCTTGACTGTCTTGACTTGGATTATTTAAGTCGCTGATATATCTTGCTTGAAAATCCTCTACTTTCCACTCTAAATCTCTCAATTCATTATCTAAATTTTGATAATTAGCTCTTAATGTAGTTAATTCTGTTTCTAAATACTCAGCGTCATACGCAACTTGCTCTAATGCGTAAATTTTCTCATACAAAACTGCAATGTCATTTGACACCATTGTACTTTCTTTTAAAGTATCAAATTCATACTCTATTGAGTTCATGCGCTCATCAATATTTGAAAGTGTATTAAGAACTGCACCAAGACTTTGGATACCTGCCCCAATTGATCCCATTAAGGTTATTGCAGTCACAACAATAGCTAAATTATCTTTAATTTTAGCTAACACAATTTACGCTTCCATGTTTGCAGTTGCATATTTGCACAAAAGATCCGTCATCATTTTCAGTTATTAGACACATTAGCCACCAACTTTAAATAAGATTTCTCTAATAACTTCCTCAATAATAATTAAATTTTGATTAAATCCAGAAATACTTTCTTGATAAGCATTTACTTGTGCGTTAAGAGTTGCAACTTGTTGTTGCATGTCATTTACAGTCTTAAATAACCAACCAACTAAAGCCGCTAAGCCACCTTGCAATATTTGTCCTAAATTAACCTGTGCCTTCATTAGTCCTCAAATGTCGCTCTTGGCTTGTATTGTTCTAGTGCGTGTTGAATAACTGTAATAAAAGAAGTTAAAAACGCAACACCAATTAACTGAATAACATCTGCGTCAATAATTCCTGAACTATTTGCTAACCATAATGAAATTGCAGATTGAAGGCCTGTTCTAAAAGCCTTTGCAGTCATAAATTTCCAGTAAGCTTTCCAATTCTTTTTAGCCATTACTTTCCTCATTTCTACCTATTTGTATTACTTTATATTTTTTACATTTAAGATTACCACAAAAAAATGTGAGGTTGTCATAAACAAGAGCGTGTTTGCATAGAGGGCATGATATTATCAAAAACCTCCTAAATTATATCGTTATTCCCCATTTTAGCATTTAGTATCTTGAGTTCGCCATTAATCGCAGATAATTTATCCCATACCTGTTTTGCGTTGATCATGTCATCAGTTGCTTTATTACTAACTCCATTAAGGCCTTTTTCAAGTTTTGCAAGATCAAATATTTCAATAGTCACATTTTCATTATTTAATAAAGCATCTCTAATAATTGGATAAACCCGTTTGTAAGCTTGTGTTGATTTTCCACCAAAGCCGTCTTTTACAAGTAAATTATTTTCTTGATTGTCTGAAACCAATATACAACCTGAAGTGTGCTCATCTGTATTACCTGTATGGATCAATATGTAGTCAAAATTAGGCACATCTTGTAATTCAAGCATGCCTTTGTGAAATGCAGGGCCATATCTTGAAGTATATTTTGTATGAAAACCTCCAACTGTTCTAAATTTTATTTCATATATACCCAAAGGAATTGCAGTCTCATGCTTAACTTTAATTTCTCTTTGCTCGTCCTCTAGTGTATAACAAGCAAATTCATCATTAATATAAAGAATTCCATTTGTACTATCGGCTTGACTTGATATTCTGTAAAGTTTTAATTCCACTATTCAGGTTTTGGATTATCGTCTTTAATTTTTTTAATGGCTTTATACCAAACGCCTGTTTTATCTAACTTTCCTGCGTCAATATCCCAATAAAGTTGATCAAGTTGATCTCCAAGACTTAAAAATGCTTCTAATCTTGCTTGTTTGTAGCCATTATTGTAAGTATCAAGAATTGAGTTTTTTCTATCCTGTATTGCTTGATCATATTCAGTATCAGTAAATTCTCGTCTTTCGTTATTTACTTGTGCATACATTGGCTTTGCTTCCTCAATTTCTTGAGTTGCTTGCGTAAGTGCTTGTTCTTCTGTCATATTTCTCCTTTTTTTAGTATAACATATATTTTATTTTCGTAGTCCATACAAAACGCATTTACCACCTGCATAAGTGCTTGATGTCAATGAGAATTGTAAGCCTTTTGCAACTTGTGCAACTGTATGAATTGCACTTCCTGAAGTTCCCATAAGTTCCGAGCCATTATATCCAAAAGAGTTCATTTCAACTGTTAAATAATTATAATCATCTGCATTGTTAAAATTAAAAAGGTGTAAAACACCATTACTACCATAACCCGTACCACCTCTAAATAAATAATTAAAGTTTTGCCACTTGTCTTGGTTAGTGTCAGGTAAATTATCATAGGTTGTTGAGCTTCTAAAACCAAGAAAGGCATAATCATAATTCGAGCTATCATCATCAGAATTATCACTCTTTAAAATTCTACAATTAATTCTTGCGTCATTACTTGTTGAGGTAAGCTGGATATTACTTAAAACAACTCTATAAACATCATACGAACTATCCCAAGAACTTCCACCAATGTCAAAAGTTGAAACACCACTTCCAACTGTTGTTTCTGCAATTTTAATTAAGGCACCACTCATGCTTGAACTCCATATACACTTGCTTTTGCATTTAAAAAATAATCTGTATTTGTCACAAAAAATTGAATACCAATTATTTCCTCAGCCCCTTTATGAACTGACATTGACTTGGTTGTCTTTATATTACTGTTAAAAGCGCTTACACTTGCACCTTGTAAAAATGTATAACTGCTTGAATTAGCAGGATTATAAATATAAACACTTGAGTCTAAACCCTCAGCAAGTTGATCATAAGTCCCAAAAATATCTTGTATAGAACTTTCGTTTTCTCCATTGTCTTTAGCATCAGTTGCATGAGCAAACATCTGCCAAGACGCATTATTATATTCACTATCAGAAATTACATTTCCTCCACTATCAATTAATCTTGTGTTTATTGTTTCAGAGTTAGTTGTTGATCCGTCCATTTTTAAAATTATAAGGTAATTATCATAAGCCGAAGTAAATAACTTTTCACTTGTTGTTCCCAAATTCCATGCTGAAGTTGCAGTATTATCTATTGTGTAGGATCTAACAAGTTGTAAATTAGGCATTATGAGTACCTAATTCCATACATACTTGCGTACCCACTGCAACTGCCTGTATTTGGGAATATAGAATAACTATTGTTCATTTCTGCAACAGGATATAATGCACCACCAATATTGAAGGCACAAGTGTCATCAGTTCTAGAAGTGTAAGAACTGTGTATTGTTGCTTTACTATATTTTAATGAATTTCCCATATCATAAAGATAAGCATAACCCGTAAAAGCTAAACCGTCAGGGCTTGTAGCCATAGAGCCTAAATTAGCATGCTGATGAGCCCACATTGAAGTTGAGGAATAACTTGCAAATGTGTTATCAGCTTCTCCATAATAATTAGCATATTTATTATTACTGTCTCTATAAGTAGTTCCTTGCCCAAACCTTCCAAATATTCCTACATCATGACTTCCACTATGAAAATAATAAGTTAAAAAAAACACTTCATATTTTTCAATAGGTAAATCTGTAAAACTAACTGTGCTAACTGAACTGAAAGTAATTGTTTCTATTAAGTCTAATTGTCCATAATTAGTATATTTATCAGCAATACTTAACTCATAAATATCAGTTGGAGTAAGAATTCCTTTATTATTTTGAAAACTTTGATCAGGGCTTTGTGGGATATATCCAAATTCGCTACTCATGATCCAAGTACCTTATAAAGAGTTGCTTTTGCGTTTGCAATATTATTAGAGGAACTATGCCACATAAAACCATTTGTTGCTTGATTAACTGTTAAACAAAGACTACCAACTCTACCTGCATACTCTCCTGCATTATTACAAGTAAATTCCTCTATTGTAATAAAACTATACTCACTTGAATTATTAAAGTTATACACATAATAAACTCCCATTAAACTTTCTGTGTTTGTTGTACCCATAGAAAAACCATTGTAATAATCTGCATTAGTAAAATTACTGTCATAAAAACTTTGATTAACATACATATCCATAGTTTTTCCGTCATAGTTTGAAGTTGTATCTGCAGAACTGTCGCTTGATTTTGTAAATCTCATACGAGGCCTTGCACCGTCAGAATTCATATATAACTCATGTAAAACTAATTTATACACACTATTGTCATCAATACCTGTAATTGAAAAAGTGCTTACATTAGATACACTTGTTGTTGCTACTTGTATTAAACTCATATTTCTCTAACTCCAAAAACTTCTATGTTGCCTTCTGTTATATTCCCACTTTCTGCAAAAAAATGATAACCTGTATTGACAGTATGAGCAGTTTGTACACCTTGATAACGATATGTTCTTGTTTCTGTTCCACTCATAAAACTACCTTGCATAGAAAAAAAAGTTGGTGAGGTACTTAAAAAAGGATTATAAACATAACTAATTGCTCCACTACCCGTAGCAGTATTATTTTGCCCGAATGCCTCAGATAAACTTGTGCCTGAAGTTTCATTTACATCATTAAAACCACTTGTACGCATACGCAAAAATCCGTATTGATAGCCTGTACTAATTATTGATCCTGCCGAGTTTATAAATCGTAAGCTTAAACTTGCACCTGTGGAAGTGACAATATCTGAAGTTATAATTTTATATACGAGAAAATCACTGCTAAATACATTTTCTACATTTACCGAAGTGACTGCACTACTAATTGTTGTTTTTTTAATTAACCTTTGACTACTCATTTTTTAATTCCATACAAAGTAATTGTTGCAGTCATACTTCCACTTGAATCTCCAAAAATTTGAAAAGCGTCAATTTTTTCACTAGCTTTATAAACACC